GCGGCAATCCCAATAGAAACCATCCTGAATATGCAGTTAATGCTGACGGTACAGGAGGTAGTCGTATGATCAGTTACAATTGGTTTCAACACAATCCTGAAGTAATAGGCGGAGCTGCCGGCACATATAGTGTTCCAGCAAGCGGCCATTCTACTCATGTTAGCGGAACAGTTGCCGGTAATACTCAAGGATGGGCAAGAGATGCTAACATCTATAACATTTATTATGACACAGGTAATACCTATCCTGAGTTCAGTTTGGTATTTGACTATGTAAGAGCCTTTCACAGAAACAAAGCGGTCAATCCTGCAATTGGTAGAAAAAATCCCACAATCACAAACAACAGTTGGGGAATGAGTATATTTCCAAGTGAATGGTCATTCTCTGACATCACCGCAGTGACTTATAGAGGTACGAGATATACCCCATCAGGAGACGGAGTCTATCTTGGGTACAGCGGAGTCTGTGATGCAAACACACGATTGGCTACCTTGTTGGGTTTTGAAAATTTCGGAAACAGAATAACAACGGTAGGAGCCTATATACCTCCAACTGGATATATTTTAACAAAACCCGATAGTTGGACTCAAAACGGACAAGAGGTATACTTGTCTACAGTTACCATACCTGATGCTAGTTATACAGTCACCGTACAAGGCCCGGTTGACCTCTCTATTCTACATAATGTAGGTATTAGTGCACTATCGGGCTCAATGACAATAAGTGGTTCAATTACAATTTTGCAAGGTGCTACTGTTATTAACACTTTTAATGATGGCCCGTACGCAGTAACACAAGGCGGATTTCTTGAAATTAGTATCCTCCAGGATGCAATAAATTTACCAAATAATGCCATATATACTGTAAGATTTGATACAACACTTGATACAGCTGATGCTTCAAATATTACATATGCAGCAGAAATGAAAGTAACCGCAACAACTTCGGGAGGCAATATCGGTGCCGCGTCAGTTACGACAATTACAAATACATTGCTAGGTGCTGCCAGTTTAGCAAGTTCAACTACACCAACTGTTGGAGATAATGATGATGGATATTGGACATTGACATTACCATTCGATGTAACTTATCTTGGAACAAATTATAACACAATTTATATTGGAGCTAATCATTATCTCACGTTTACTGCCGGCGCAACTAATTACAGCGGGCTTGGTCCATCTACACCCAACCTTCCTAAGATAATGTGGTGTAGTGGTGATCACAGTATTCAAAGAATTTATTACGGAGTGGAAGGAACAAGTCCTAACAGAACTTATCGTGTAAGAACAGAAGGATCTACTAGTGTTAGCGGAATATTAGGGTCTCCTACTATGGTTAATGAATGGGTTTTTTACGAAGCAACACCGGCACAGATAGATTTGCAATGCGGCATTAACTCTAACAAACTTGTTGGTATATTTACGACTGAAGAACTAAATGCTTGGGGATTCATTGCTAATCAACGTATTCCTGCACGAGTTACAGCCTGTGACGCAGACGTTCGAACAGCAATGAGTGAAGGCATTATTTTTGTAGGTGCTGCCGGCAACGGATTATGGAAACATGATGTGCCTGGAGGACTTGACTGGGACAACACTTTTGAGATGGCAACTAGATACCCGGCCAGCGTATCACAGCCTTATTATTATATGAGAGGAAGTAGTCCCACCGCAAACGATACAAATATGCCAAATATTTGTGTAGGAGCAGTTGACGCCAATGCAGTGGATCAAAAAAGTTATTATAGCGACTGTGGTCCTGGCGTAGATATCTGGGCTCCCGGAACTAACATTATAAGTTCGTATAATAGCGGTGCTACTGATCCTCGTAATGCATCGTATCTTTTTGGAAAAATTAACGGTACCAGCATGGCCAGCCCACAAGTTTGTGGAGTATTAGCCTGCGCATTAGAAATATATCCTAATATGACACCTGCTGAAGCTAAAGCCTATATTTTAGGAATAGCAAAATCTAATCAACTAACGGTTACATCGGGAGGTCCGGCCGATATTAGAGATACTCAAGGTACTGCTAATTTGTTTTTATACTACAGAAAAGAACGAGAAACGTCGGGTAATGTTTTTCCAAAAATTAATTATAAGCTAAGGCCTACCGCAGGAGTCGCTTATCCAAGACCCAGAATACGACGTACATTATAAAAGCACTTAACTAACACGATAAATATTGATATGGAAAATCTCAACAACGATAAAATTTTAGAAAAATCCGTCGAAAATGACGAATCAAACTCCAAACCTAATGAGCAAGGAGCGCTTTCAATACAGGGTCATATCAAGATTTTTGACCCAGAAACTAAAGAAATCATAATAGATAAACGTAATGCTATACACTACGAAAACTTTAGCTATGCCCTGGCAGAAAGTATTAGTAATAAAGGACAAGGATTTATTTCTGAAATTAGTTTTGGCAATGGCGGAAGTAGAGTAGATCCTACTGGAATTATTACGTACCTAACACCTAATACGTCGGGAAGAAATTCTGATCTATATAATAAAACATATACAAAAATTGTCGATGCTACTAACATAGGAAATCGAGATCCGTCTAGGAATTTTATGGAAGTTCGGCATATCAATGGAACATTTTACACAGATGTATTGGTAACTTGTTTATTAGATTTTGGAGAACCTAACGGACAAGAAGCTTTTGATAATAGTACAGGGTTAGATAGTTCATATGTATTTGATGAGCTAGGCTTAAGATCTTATAGCACAGATGGGCCGGGGACAGGAAGACTACTCACACATGTGATATTCCATCCTGTTCAAAAATCTCTTAATAGATTAATCCAAATAGATTATACAGTAAGAATACAAAGTTTAACTAACGGAATGTAATTATGGCCAATGAATATATTATAAAGTATTCCGATGAAAATAATGGTTCTATTGTTGTCTATCAACAAACAGAAGATACTACTACCAGTTTAAAATTAGTTGGTAGAAACTCTCCTAATTATGGTCAGGGAATAGCAGAAAACTTTTTACATCTTCTTGAAAATTTCTCTTCTCCAATTCCACCTACGAATCCTATTGAAGGACAACTATGGTATGATACTAGTGATCCTTCGGCAAAAAAATTAAAAATAAATGACGGAGCAGCTTCAGGGTTTACATGGTATCCTGCCAGTGGTGTACATCAAGCAGATGTTTCCCCAACCAACATCAAAAAAGGCGATATCTGGGTTGATACACAGTCCCTTTATTTAAAAATATGGAATGGCGTTGATTGGACATTAATTGGCCCGTCATTTTCTACAGGAAATAGAACAGGTAGCTATCCCGACACAATTAGGGGAAGTGACGGGAACGAGTATTATGTGATAAAAATGTTTCTCAATGATGATGTTATTGAAATAATTGCTAAAGATAGTTTTACACCAACTCCTAAGATCGATGGGTTTAGCAATATAGTTCCTGGTATAAATGTAACTTCTAAATTATTCGGAACTAAAATTCCTAAATTTTATGGACCAGCAGATTCGGCATTGAATCTAAAGCAAACAGTCCCTGCTACAGAAATAATCAGCGCAAACAATTTTGTGAGAAACGACATTGATCAAATTGTTAATGGTACATTGAGAATTGCTAATGACAACGGACTAGTGATAGGAAAAACTACTCCTACTATTTTTATTCAGAAGAATGCCGGATACGGTAATTTTATAAATTCTTTCGGAGCAGGAAGTTTTATTTTTAAAATAGATGATTCAAACGGACGAAGGAATGATGTTTTAACACTTGATGGAAATTATCTTAAAGCAACAGTAGGAACACCTATTATTCCCATAGACCTAGAAGTAACAGGTGACACCTTATTAGACAAAACTCTAACTATAGTTTCTGGAAGCTCTTCTGCGTTGACTGTAGGCGGCGGAATTCGATCAGGTGGGTTGACCTCTACGGGAACTGTATTAGTTAGGAATACTTCCACTATACAAGGCATATTGACTATTGGCAAGAGTGGAGACACTGATGGTACTTATTATCCTAGGGGAATCAGAGTAGCTACGGCAAATTCTCTTACCAATGTTGAAATAGGAGCACCTGATAGACCATTCAATAAATTATGGGTCAATACTATAGGATCTACCGGCACAGGAACTATCGTGTATGGAAGCATCCAAGGCTCTGCTTCAAAATTGTCAACTCCTACAAGATTTGTAATGACTGGATCTGTTGTTACTACTCAGTTTATTAATTTTGATGGATCTGCTCTGACTGCTACATTTACTACTAAATTAACCAAAGACATTTTCACTGGTCCTACAGCAGTTCCTGTAATTGAAACACTTTCTAATTTTGAAGCCAGTACCGATAGAGTTTTATTTTATCATAATAATCTTTCAGATATTAGACAGAGTACTAAATCAGTATTTTTTGCAGATCTTTATAAATCAGTTGTTCCGCCAGGGATGATAGCTCCATGGGCTGGCCCAGTTGGATCTACACTACCAGATGGTTGGTTGTTGTGCGATGGGGCTGCTTACGTTCAAACAGGCATTTATAGTGCTTTATTTGGCGCAATAGGTGCTACTTATGGAATTGATGCTACATCTACATTTAAGGTACCAAATCTTACTGCCAATACATTCTACGCAGGAACAGCAACAAATGTCCAGACGTGGCCTTTACCTATAAGATATATCATAAAGTTATAAAAATATGGCATACACAATTTACAATACAGATGGGTCAGTCTTAGTTACACTAGGCGAAGGAAAGGCCGACAGTGTAACTACTAGTCTTACATTAATAGGTAAGAATTATCCTAACTACGGTGAAACCTTTAACAATAATTTGATTAAGTTGCTAGGGAACTTTGCCAATGTCAATGAACCGAACAGTCCTATAACTGGGCAGGTATGGTACGATACCGCTGAAGGCCGAATAAAGGTATATGACCTTAATGGAGTATTTCGACCAATAACTAATGCCTTATCTTCTGATGTATTGCCGGTAGAACTAGCAAATAATGATTTCTGGTTTGATACACGCAACCAACAATTATTCTTCACACCGGATGCTAATAATCTGTATCTAATAGGACCTACTAATTCTGTCTTATTAGGAAGAAATGGATGGATATCTAGAAGCGTTATTGACACTATTGGTAATTCTAGGAACATAACAGAATTATACAGTAATGGACGCCATGTGGGAATATTATCTACTACTTCTTTTACTATGTCAATCTCCACATCCGGAATGACAGTATTGCAGACAGGGTTAAATCTAAATCAAACAATACCGGGAATACGATTCGTAGGCACCGCGACTAGTGCTGATAGTGTTCAGGGTATAGCCGTGAATCAGTTAGTAAAGAACACAGGAACTGCATTTCAGACTATTTTTGGTTCTATAACAGTTCAAGATGATATCGGATTAATTGTTTCAAATAGTTCTTTACAGAATATAAGTCTGCGTGTAAATCCTACAACGCAGGTTGGAACTTTAAGTTATAACTCATCTAATAAAAATTTGTCCATTGAAATAACAAATTCTACCGTAGGGTCAACTAGTTCTATATACGTTAATGCCTCTAATAGATATTTAGGTATCTGGAATAACACTCCCGCTTATCCCGTAGATATAAATGGAAACGTTTTTATAAGAGGTAACTTAACTGTCAATGGTACTCAAACTATTCTTACTTCTACCACTTTAAGAGTATACGACACTAACATAGAAATCGGTTATCCGGTCGGAGTCGCTGATGATGTTCTTGCCGATGGTGGCGGTATCACATTATATGGAACCACTAATAAAACCATAACATGGAGTAACAATAGGACAGGTTGGAACTTTAATACCAACACAAATATTACCACTGCCAGCACTTATATGATAGGTGGATTATCTGTTATAACTTCTAGTACGCTAGGAACAACCATTGCGACTGCTCCTGGTCTAACAAAGGTAGGTGTATTATCACAGCTTACAGTTACCAATGTGTACATAACCGGAAATACTATCTCGGCCATTGGAACAAATCAAACTCTATACCTAACAGGTTCAGGAACAGGCACTATTGATGCTTCAGGTGATAGAATTACCAATGTATCCACAGCTACAACTCGTTTGGATGCTGCCAATAAAGGTTACGTCGATGACAGTTTGTATCTGGTAAGTTCTAAGAATTTCAATCTTTCATTAGACGTAACAAATTTTGTTTCTGTTCATGGGAGTGTAGATATAGGAGTAAAATACTATTTAGATCGTATTTTTCCTATACTTAATGACGGTACCAATGGCACTACTTCCACTGATACTGCTTACAATTTGCCTGATGGAATTAGATCAAAAGTTCTATGCTCGACAGTCACTGTACCTACAACAACTGCTACAGTTAATGTATCTTATGCTACGGTAACAGTAGATAAAAATGGCAGTCTAAGTTCAACTTTAGTAGTTTCTGGTTTAGGCGGAGCAGTAACGGGCAGTTTGCCGGCTCAAACATATACGCCAGAAGTTAGTTATAGTATACAGACCTGGAGAACAACACTGGGTACATGGGTAAAATCGGCATATTAAGGAAATAGAAAATGGCATATCAAATTAGAAAATATAACGGAGATCTATTGCTGACCCTAGAGGACGGCCATACAGACAGTGCCAATTCTAGTCTTACACTTATCGGAAAAAATGTAACAGGATTCGGCACATCACAAAATGAAAATCTTATTCATTTATTAGAAAATTTCGCTTCTGATACAGCACCTTCTAGTCAAATAAAAGGACAGCTATGGTATGATACTAGCCAATATAAAATAAAAGTTTGGAACGGCGGCGGTTGGATTGAATTGGCACAAATTGATTATATGGATACTAAGCCAACCGCGACTAGAGCAGGACAATTATGGTTTAATACTGCTACTAATCAACTATATATGAATGTTGGAACTTCTGCGAGTGATTTTAGATTCATTGGTCCGGATCTAGTTCCTGGATTTGGTCTAACACGGTTAGTTTCAACTTCTACAAAAGCAGTGGAGTACGGAGGAAATCATCCTGTTATCAATATAACAGTTAATGGAGAAATTGTTGGAGTGATTTCTACCAATACATTTTTATTAGATAGTAGTAATTCTATAGAGGGATTTGTACAAATTAAAAGAGGAATCACGCTTAAGAATGAAAGTGAAACTGATTTCCAATTAAACGGCAGAAGTTTGTATAGTAATTTAGCTGTTACTGCAACTAATCTAGCAGCTGGCACAGTAGGACAAATTCCTTATCAAACCGCAGCCGGCGCAACATCATTTGTTGGTGGAACTAATGGACAGATCTTTGTCAGCGGTGGTGAAGGTACTCCCCGGTATGTTAATACTACAAGTATATCTGTAGGACGATCAACTACGTCGAGTAATTTAGCAAGTGGCAGTCAAGGATCTTTGCCTTACCAAACAGGCGTCGGTTTAACTTCTCAATTATCTTTGGGGACATCGGGGTATTTTTTAACAGCAGGAACAACAGCTCCGACTTGGTCAAATCCTACTTCATTATCTGTAGGGGAGGCCACTACTGCGTTACAGGCAGATAAATTGAAAGATAGTGCAAGTTCAAATTATTATGCAGCTTCTGTAAATGCCTCAGTTAATACCATAGTACAGAGAGCAAGCGACGGAAAAGTTTATGCCAATACATTTACGGGAGATCTAGTAGGTAACGTAACCGGAGTATCTTCTATAGCAATTCAATTACAAACTGCCAGGACAATAACACTAACAGGCGCGACTTCGGGGTCAGTTTCTTTTGATGGTAGTCGAAATGTAACAATGACAACCACAGCAGCTACGCAATTTTCTGCAGGTATGATCATGATGTTTAGTGGTACTAGCGGCGGCATTCCTATTGGATGGTTAATATGTGATGGATCAAACGGAACTCCTGATCTAAGAGATAGATTTATCGTAGGCGCAGGAAGAGATTATGCTGTTGGATCGACTGGTGGAAGTAAAGATGCAGACCTAATTCAGCATTCCCATACTGATAGTGGTTTAACTGCGGGTAAAACTGTAAGAGTTGACACACTTGTTGAATATGTGGGCGCTGATATTCCTACCTTCACGCTTGCTTCGGGAACTACTAGTGTTGAAGGAACTGTTGCTAGCGGCACCAATGCGAATTTACCACCATATTATGCTCTTTCTTTTATCATGAAAACTTAAGGATTCGAAATAATGCCATACATTCTATACAAATCAAACGGTCAGAAACTTGTTACAGTACCCGACGGATCTATCGAAAGTGCTTCTACCGATTTAACTTTTGTAGGTAAAAATTATGCCGGCTATGGTGAAATTTTAAATCAAGATCTAGTTAAATTACTTGAGAATTTTTCAAATAGTAAAGAACCTATCAAACCATTAGTTGGCCAGCTGTGGTACGACACAACTAGTAAAAAAATTAAACTATATGATGGTATAAGATTTAAACCTTTACAAAATTTTGATTCATCTATAAAAGTTCCAACTGATAACTCTAAAGGAGATCTTTGGTTCAACGAAGATGAACAAAGGTTGTACTTATATAATGGAACTAAATTTTTATTGATTGGACCACAAGAATCTGAGTTTTCTGGTGTGGCTTTAATTCCTTCTAGTGCTGTTACAGACAATGCTTTAACAAAATACATTTTAAAATTTACTATATCTGATGAGTTTGATATTGTAATACCTGCCGTAGTGTCAAGAGACGAGTTTACACCAAATACAGTTGATACTCTTTACTCGGAAAATTTTAGTATTATTAAAAAAGGAATAAGTCTACCAGGAGCAAATTCAACTACAGGAGATAGTACAAGTAGAGATTTCTATTTCTGGGGAACGGCTGCTACTTCCTTAGGAATGGTAGAAAAATCTACAGGCAATTATCATCAGGCAGAAGAATATCTGCTGGCGTCAACTTTTACAAATGCGTTAGCCACAGGGTTTACCATTTCAAATGATGCCGGACTAATAGTCGGAAGCGCGAATACATTTAGATTCCATGCTGACACTGGACAAAATCAAGGAAAAATTACAGGAGTAAATGCCACTAGCATTAGTTTTAATTTACAATATAATAACACAACTACTAACATTTTTACTATTAACGGTAACAATATAGTACCTAGTTCTACAGTAGGTGTTAATTTAGGTGTTAGTTATCAACAATTTAATAACGTTTATGCTAATACAGTAACATCTACTGTATCGTATTCTAATACATATACCGGAAGATTGGTTGGAGATATCCATGCCAATAATGGTGTTCGAGTGTTAAATAACGGAACAAATGGCACCAACGCTACATTTACGGGTACTGTTTATGGAAATGTAGTTAATAAAATTGGCAATACAGTTGCCGTAGATGTTAGTGCCGCGACAACTATATTTAATGGAGCGTTTACTGGAGCGATAAACGGAAACGTTGTTACCACTTTAATAGCAGCAAGTCCAAATAGTTCAGATTTAAATACAGGACAAATCAGAGGACAATGGACTTTGGTTGGTGCTAGTACATTATCTGCCACATACGCTGACCTTGCTGAAAGATATGAAGCGGATGATATCTACGAATCAGGCACCGTTTTAATTATTGGCGGTGAAAAAGAAGTTACCATTTCCACACAATATGCCGATACAAGAGTAGCGGGTATAGTATCTAAAAATCCCGCTTATAAGATGAATTCTGAGGCAGGAAACGACGAAACTCACCCCTATATTGCCTTAAAAGGACGAGTTCATTGTAAAGTTGTAGGGACTATTAAGAAGGGAGACTCACTAGTAACTAGTGCTATTGCTGGCCACGCTGCAAGTTCTGAGCAGGCGCCCTCTTCCGCTATAATAGGAAAAGCCCTCGAAGATCACTCCGAAGGCTTTGGGATTATTGAAGTTAAAGTTTAAACTGCCATCGGGGCTTTAATAGCCTCGTGGCATGTATAACCTACTAGCTCAATATCTTCCATAGTGAAATCGGTGATATTTTTAATATCTTTATTCAATTTAAGTTTAGGCAACGGCAAAGTCTTTCTTTTTAATTGCTGTTTAACCTGAGCCACATGATTTTCGTAAATGTGAGCATCGCCTAACACAATAGTAAGTTCTCCAACTCCAAGGTCACATACATGAGCCATCATATGAGTGAATAGCGCATAACTGGCTATGTTAAATGGCACCCCCAAAAACATATCTGCGCTACGCTGATACATCTGACAACTTAATTTTTGATCCTTGGTCACATAGAACTGTGCCATCATATGGCATGGAGGTAAAGCCATCAGTGCAGTTTCTCCCGGATTCCATGAGCTAATAATATGCCTGCGTCCATATGGGTCCGAATTAATTCCGTTGATTAACTCTTGTAGTTGATCTATATGTTTAAGTCCCATTCGATTGGCACCAAATACAGGAGCACGCCAAGTACGCCATTGAACTCCATATATACGTCCTAAGTCACCGGGGAATTTTGCTTTGGGCATCCAGTATTCTGAAGTAGCATTACCGGACCAAATAGTAGTTTTTGTGCTTTCTGGATCCCCATGCAGTATTTCTTTTAGTTTACGTTCATCTCCGCTGCCCATGATAAACCATAGTAATTCGCTGACTACTGCTCGCCATGCTAATTGCTTAGTAGTAATAGCAGGAAACCCGTTATTGAGATCAAATCTCATAGTCATACCGAATTTAGATATAGTACCGACTCCTGTTCGGTCTGGTCGATGCTCGCCTGTGTCTAAAATTTCTTGGAGTGTTTTTAAATATTCTTCTTCTGGATGTATCATCTCTATTTCTTCTGATATTAAAAAAGGCATTACCTTGCGGCCAATGCCTTTTATCTGTCTAACTATGAAACCAATCATTCAACCGTAGCAGCCACTTTCTTGGTTTTACTTTTGGGCGGATCGAGTTCATCGGCCTCCCTTCGTAATTTTGCGGCTTCTTTATATAGAGAATTGGCCTTACTACGCATTTCTGCAGCAGTAGTAGGAACTGTTTCTTTTTCTTCTACGATAATTTCAGCGTACTTAGATTTCGTCGATTTAATTTTTGGACTACCATCATTGACTGCTAAATCTTCTACCGCTACTCCCTTTTGTTGTGCGATAATCTCATTCAATTTATCCAATGGGATAGTGGTTTGATTATCAGGAGTCATGGTTACCATTGTAGTGGGAACTTTCTTTAAATGACCGTTGGAATGTAGATATCCTAGCATGTTTGAACCATCTGGGAATCGTCTAGCGGAAAGGATTTCAGCAAGTTCGTTAGCCTGCTGTCCGTTGTCGCTTTCAACTAAGGTCATTAGTGTGTCGTGATAACTATCACCAAGTCCGCCTGTTGCTACCACTAAGGCACTATAGGCATCGTCTGGTAATGTCCTATAAGCAACTACAACTCTAGTAGAGTTGTTTTTCATTCTTCCAACATGTTTCATTTTATCTCCTTAAGATTGTGCTGGCTCGGCTGGTGCTTGGGGCGCTACATTTTCTAAAAATTTAGACAATTTATTGTAAGTTGCTCCAACTGCTTCCATTTCACCTGCACTAAATGAACCTCTTCGAGCACTAACATCGATAATTGATTTGATATTTTGTAAATCGACAATAGTCAATTCTGGTGCTTTTGCAGGTTCTGCTTGTTGATTTTCGTTTTCCATTTTATTTTTCCTATTGTAAATGAGAACATCCTAAACTAAACATACTTAACTCTCTAGGTTCCTCTATGCCAATTTCAACTACTTCTACCATTTTTTTATCTTGGTCTAGAATGTATGATTTCTTAACGCAGTATCTGCTGTCTAATCTAGTATAGATCCAGTTGTCAATTACGTCAATCTTATCAACATTCCTACTAGTCATTTTGGCAAAATGAGGAGGTATATGAGAAAGCTTTCTCAAACCTAACACATTAAGCGGATTAATAGTACCTCTCAATAATGACATTATATGCCTACTTTATTTATAATATGCAGTCTGACCGAAGGGAGAAACTATTGAATCGTTACCGTGTACAACAAACAGAGTTTCGCAGTAATCTTCGTCACCCCAGCTACCGCAAGGATACCCATCTGTAAACATAATAAAACGTTTTGGTTGGATGTCTTGGTCTTTCATAAATTCCCAATTGGCTTCGAAATCAGTACCGCCGCCGCCCTTGCATTCGTATTCCATAATTTCATCAGCAGTATCGCCTGTAAATTTGGCATAGTTGTAAACTTCAGTATCAAAGCACCACAAGTCTAATTTAAAGTCCTTATATTCGTCCATAATACCTTTAACTTCGCTAATGAAGTCTTTGGCCATTGCGTCACTGATAGACCCTGACATATCGATCGCTACGGACACATCAATAGTTTCTTCGTTCATCATTCCGGGCAGGATGGCACCACAATGTTGGCTTTTGCGATTTGGACGACTGAAGCTAAAATTGCTTTTAAAGATACTTTGGATGTTCATACGCAACATTTGGCGCCAATCCATCTTAGGCTCGGTAAAGTCACTGATCATACGTTGTACACCCGCAGGAACTCGTCCAGCACCTGCTGCCTGAGCAGCCGCTACCATAGCTTCTTTGATCTCGTCGCGTATCTGTTTCTTTTCTTCAGCAGTATAACGTGGGCGACCTTTACCGTCTCCGTCTTGGTCACCATCACCGCCGTCGCCACTATCGTCATCGCCATCTAAGTGTTCGTCGAGTAGTTCGCCGAGAGTAGTGATGTCAATCTTTTGAGCTTTTTCTTCTAAAACTGAGTATATCTGCTCATAGCTCATTCCACGATATTTGTCGTCTTGGAAAATTTTAATAAAACTAGGCACAGCGCCAATACGTTCATCTTTAAGGATTTGATTAACAGCATAATCGGCAGCAATGTTAGAAATTGTAGGATTGCGGCTGTCTCGACGACCCATGTGATCGAATACGTTATGTAGAACTTCGTGTGCAAAACCAAACTCAGTTTCTTTAGGTTTGAGCTTGTCTACAAATTCGTTATTATAATAAAAATTACGACCGTCTGTAGCCAGTGTTTCACACCAGTCACTGGCATCGATCAATTTCATGCGTGTGGCAAGATTGCCAAAAAACGGATGACGCAACAACAGACCAATACGTGCCGTAATCAGTTTTTCAACGATTTTGTTTTTTTCGGCTTCGGTATATTCTTTAGCCTTTGTTTTTTTGACACGTTCTTGTTTCATTACAGATGACATATAGCTTTCCTTAAAATCAACTAGTATAACTATTATATAGTCAAACTACTAAAAGAGCAAGTAAAAAAGGGCCCCTGCGGGCCCAATTTTAATTTTCCATCGCTGTGATAATGTACTTTCCGTACTTAGCATGGAACTGTTCAAAGTGATCCATTTTGCTGGCATCAAATGGCAGTTCGTAGTTAGTAAGAGCAACCTTGGCACCCATAACAACTAACTCTGTTGGGAAATTGGCCATCAAAAACTTAAAGAAGTTATCGGCCATTTGGTCCCAACCTTTTACCTGTTTCTGATCAGCAGTTTGGAGCTCGTAGCACAGGCTGATGGCCAAACTGTACATAGCTGAGATTTCCTTGATGCTACACTTGTCAACCTTGCCCAACAAGATGTCAGTTGGGTTGGGCATCTGTTTAGCAACCTTACGGTGTGCCATAAACTTAACAGCCAGCCCTTCGCCGACAGCGCCTGCGACCAAATCAGTCAATGTACCTTCGTCCAGATCGTCATCTGTTAACAATTCGCTAACAAACGACCAGCTACGTGGAGTAGCAAAGGCACGTGAGCTAGACTTTGGATCAAAGTCATACAAGTCTTGTTTAGCAAATCCAACATAACCAACAACCTGTTCGTGTACCCGGTTGGTAGTAGCCCATTGTAGCCAATCTTCATAGTCTGATTTCAATTCTAAGTGAACAAAACGGTTGGCCAATGGGCTAGGCATACGATAAGTAACACCTTTGTCAGTTTCACGGTTACCTGCGGCAATAATGCTCACACCTTTTGGCAATACGTAAGTACCAACACGGCGATTAAGCACCAATTGGAAAGCCGCTGCCTGCGTAGCAGGAGCCGCAGAGTTCAATTCATCTAAGAACAGGATAGCAGTAGATTCAGGATCAGTAGGCAATTCAGCAGGAGGTGCCCAAGTCATAGTGTTTGCGTTGGAGTCAAAATACGGAATACCCTTGATATCAGTAGGTTCCCATAGGCTCAACCGAACGTCGATAACATCACGGCCTGCTTCGTCGCCAATTTGCTTAACGATATCGGACTTACCGATGCCCGGAGGACCCCAAAGGAATACTGGACGCTTAATCTTGACACATTTACGAAGACTACGCTTGGCTTCGTTAGGAGTTACTGTACGATTGGAACTCATCTTTTCTGACATTTTAGGCCTTTCAATAGTTGCTGGAATTTGTTTCGCAGTATTAATATTGTACGGTCTTTCTTGTCTCTTGTCAATAGGTTTTTTTATGTGATTTAGCTCTTGCTAGGCCATATTTTTGTAGATCACCACCGAAAAGTATCAATTCTACGGCCGGTCTTTCCATGAAAACGATGATAGAATTGTTCTCTATATAGTAGGGAGTTTCCAAAAATTTGTCTAGATTTAAGATTAGTTCCACGGTCCATTCCATTTCTTTTGGAAAATCTATCTTGTAATTTGTTACTTTTAGCTGGTTGACCAACATCTTGTAGCCAACCTCGGTGAGTCTAAAGCGATTAGGAAGGCTAGTTCTTGTGTTTTGCCACCACAATACATGGTGTTTTCTAACGGTTTTGGTGTCTTCGGGCAGTGATAGTTGATTTAAAAACTGTTTAGTCAACTCTCTTTTATTGATCATCTGTGATACGTTCGCCAGTTGTTAGTTTATAAACGGAAAAATCTTCGCAATTAAATAGTTTATTCAGTTTCTCAGCTAGATTTAGGGCATGGCCGCTATTTGAAAAACTTACCTTTTTGTATTTTGGGCCTACTTGTTGAGCTACTACACTGGTGGTTTTAAGATTAACTGGTTTATCTTTGTAGAATACAGCCCAAATGGCATCGGCTTCTAAAACTTGTTCAGTTTTATAAGACTTTTTATTTGTAACTTCTAATAAGACATTTGGCTTTGGTCTTGACATCTGCGTATTCTCCCAAATATACGCAGATATTTATCCTAAAAATCAGAAATTTCCACCGTCCATTTTAACATCTGTGCTGGCAGATTGCGTAGTCTGCGATCCTAAAATTTGCTCTAGTTCTCCGGATAGTCGGGTCATTACTACAGCTAGGCTATTATAAAGATCGGATACTTCTTTATGATCTAATACCATATTTTTTTGATTGCTTTTGATAGCAATACGTGCCTTGTTTAGAAAGTCTTCTATTGGAACGGTGTTTAGTGGCTTCATTGTTTGCTTATGGTATTCAATATTGTACGCATTTCAAGTTCTGTTTTAAAGGGACCTTGAAACGGATAGCGTTCTAAGGTGATCAATTTTGGGCAGAAGCTCTTGACCCACCCTTTTCGGAATTGTATTACATAGTATCCAGCACAATACAGGCTTTTGCTTTTACTGCTTTTAGCATAGATAGGAAGTTTTTTAACTATGTTGTATACAGGATTGTGAGGTTTAGAACTACAGGGATAGTCGTAAACTGATAGATCCGGCTCACTCTTATTCTTTTCTTTAAGAGCTTTTTTTGTGCTTTCATCTAGATAATCTAATCCTAATTCTGTTTTGACTTCGTTAAGATCTCGAATATCTACTTTTTTACCTTTTCGATAAAAAGTAAAACCTTTCTTTTCTTTGTTTAGTGTACCTAGCTTAGTTCCTTCATTTTGAACTATCCAGGATTTATTTGGTATTAACGTTTTGGCAACTGCACTCATACTATATATCTCGCATTTAATGGTTCAGCATAGCTCTGTACTTGTTCGCTTACTTTCTGTAAATCAAATTCAGCACAGAGTTTAAGCAATCTAATTCCAACTTGACTGATTTCTTTGTTAGAATTAATTGATTCTCGTATAGTTTCATTTATTAAAAGTTTAATCTCATCGGGCTGTGCTGTCAAGTCACATAGTTGTACGTTTCGATTATAGTCATCTAATACGCGATGTTCGACGCCCTCATGGTCAGTCCATCGCTGCAACATCATGTTGTTCCAAGAATATCCTTTTGTTCCTCTATCGGCATATGCTTCACGGAGACCAATTTTATTCTTTGTGCCTTTCTCGCGTACTCCCGGATAAGCACTAAAGATGTTATCGGAGGTGTCTCCACGCATACACTTCTCAAATAGTAACCAGCTCGGATCCGGTGCGCCTTTTGCTTGTTTAGTTTTCTTATCAACGACAGGTTTACCCTTTTCATCAAAGTATCCTTCATGGGTAGTTGTGATCTGCATTACTCCGTTATATTGTCGAACATTCGGAGCAATAAGTTGTGCGAAATCGCCATCCGTGCTGATAATAACATGATCATCATTTGGATGATTTTGTATCCAGCCTGCAATTAAATCATCTGCTTCTAATTGTTTATGTTGTAATACTGTACAATTAGTTTTTTCAATAATAAAATCTTTAAATTGATCAAAAGTTTCCCAGAATAACTTTTCTTCCTCGGCCTCGCGAGGGCTGTGAGCTGCCCGAGCGTCGGTGCGGTTCCTCTTGTACGGAGCATAATGATCTTTGCGCCAACTACGACCTTCGAGGCAGAATACCACATGTTTACCTCCAAAGTCTTTCCACGCCTTGCGTACACTGTTAAGAATGATTTGTAAGCTCATTCCTACCTTTTCGCTAGCATCACCTCTAACCACATGACGTGCTCTAAAGAAAGTATTTGCTGTATCAACGATAATGTATGTCATTTTATTCAAAAGGCCTAAAGTTGTGATTGGGGATGAGATATTTGTTTTTTACCTGCTCTCGCATAAAGATAAAATCTAAATGTAAGATAGTATCTTCTGCTATATGAAAATCTGTAGTCCTCACCGGTACAAATCTTTTTTGTTTAAAATAATCTAGGTACTCTTGTATTTTTGGAGCACCGTAGTTGTATTGTACAATTGGTAACTCTGCAATAATAATATCAACTTCGTTGATAAAACTTTCTGCTCCGGCAAGAATATCTAACTCAGATCCTTGTGTATCTAGTTTAATGATGTTAGGAATTGGGAGATTATTATCTTTTACCAATTTATCTAGTGTAGTACATGGTAATTTTATGCCGGAAAAATTGTCATAAAATTTAGTTGTTTCTCTGTAGTAACTATCTCCGGTATTTTTACCGGCATAAAATTCTACATAATCTCTTCCTGGATTGCTCAATACGTCTAAGAAGTATCGGAATCCGGTTTGATCTAAATCTTGCTTGTATTCTGGGTTTGCTTCAAATAATATAAACTCTGAAAATGGTAGAATATTTTCTTTAATAATTCCACTCCAACTACCCACACAGGCACCTACGTCATATACCGTTTTTAAGGGCATGCCTGCTTTTCTTAATTCTGACAAAAAGTTTATTATATTTTTCATTAACTAATTTCTGCTCTACCGTTTCCGATATTGCTTACGTTAACGTATCCAGAACCTCTACGTTCCATATCTACACCTTCTTCTGCGCCAATATTGCGGCACAGATCTTGGAACCATTGATCAACCATTTCTTCCTCAGTCGTTCCTTTGTATCCTGCTTCTCTTAATTGTAACACAAAGTATTCATTCCAGTCAAGCTCAAAGAATCCGTTACGTATATTGTCTTTATTGACATGTGTGTCTAGAACGGCAATGTAGGGTTCTTTTTTCGATGTGGCTATTTCTTTGGGCGATCCTGCTACAGCAGGCTTGGCTATGTATTTTTTAGCCTCTTTATTATTTGTAAATTTTTGTTTAAGTCTTTTAAAAATTTCCGATATTTTACTAAACATTAAGTTCCCCATTCGTTTTTAAATAATGGCACCTGTAGTCGATCACTATACCGCCATCCTTTTCGCATTGCCATTTCTGCCACTGCTCTATTATTAAGATTATACATGCGTTCAACACCACCAACAGGCATAATATACACAGGCCCTTTAAAGCCCCCATTGCGAAATTCTTCAACAGCTCGTTCAGCATCTTTAAGATCCTCTTCAGTTGCTACTACAAATTTTAAGTAAGCATAACCACATTCTTCGTATTCAACTACACGGTCTGGTTTAATAGCATCATCCCAGGGTTCGCCACTACACGGAAGTTTAGCACTTATGCTAAATGTAATCTCTCTGTTAGATGTACCGCCGAGTGGATCACGAGCCCATTCGGTTAAGAAATCTTTAAATGCTTTTGTCAGTCTCATTGAACCATTAGTTTCGAAAGTGATCTCTTTTAGCCCCCGCATTTTGGGATGACTTAATAGGTCTGGATAGGCCTTTTGCCAACCCAGCAACGGCTCACCGCCTGTGATAACTAGATGTTCATCACGCCATTCGCCATACGGTAAAATTTCCATAATACGTTCTACAACAGCATCACTTTCCATTAATGGACTCAGATCTTTAAAATCAGGATGCCAGCTAGCGTAACTATCACACCCTGTGCTAACCAGAGGAAGTTCTTCATATTTTTTAAACGCCTTGATCATTTTGTGTGTGGTGGCAATGTCAGTTGCTTCGTGACTTACTTCACCGCGTGGCATACCAAAACCTTGACAGGTAAAATTACAGCCAAATGTACGCAAGAAAACAGAAGGAACTCCCATATATCGTCCTTCACCTTGAATTGAATAAAACAATTCTGCTATTTTAATTTTACTCATACATTAACCTCGTCTTTAAAAATATTCGACCAGATTTTAAGTTTTTCTAATTTCCGGAATGAAGCATCTAAAACTTCGTCGGCATCTACAATACCAAAGTCTTGTGCTAATTGTAACATACACAGCATATCGCCGATTTCTTCAGTTAAGCGTTCTCTGTTAGTTCCGCCATCTT